TCCGGGAAGCCAGATTATATTCCAGGTAATGGATTCAGATACGCTTATCGAAAAAAGCCGCATTCAAACGGCCTAATAGTTTGAAAACTATCAATACTGCCCGTTTTTATGGGTTTTTTGGCGATTATTGGCAAAAAAAGAGAGTTTATGTAGAAATATTGTCGGGCATGGTTTGTTTGCGCTTGATGTTGTTCGGAAGGAATTGCTGAAACAGACCGAACAGTCCATAAGTGAGCGCTGAAGGTAGCTGGGTAGTAAGCCCGGCCTGGTATGGTAGCGCTACTTTATCCTCGCTTGTTTTGTCTAGTTCAATCTTTCCATCGTCCGTATGGCGAAGTGGTGAAAGGTGTATCGCTGATACCAAATTAGGACATTCATTCTCGCATATTTTGATGCGTGGAGTGTTGCGTAGCTCTTCACCAAACAGAATCAGAGCTAATTTATAGTGTTCATAATAGAAGATTGTCCGCTGTTTTTCGTTCTGAAGTCGGACCCGAAAGCCTAATACTTCCAGTTCCATCTTTAATTGCTTTGCATCTGTGGTAATTTTCGCCTGGATTTCGCGGCGTTTATTCCCGGCACGGTCATAGTATAGTTCAATCCGGTGACAGCTGCTATCATCATAGAAAAAGGCATGTATCATCCGGGCCATATCCGACTGCTGTTTGGGATGCCAAACAAAGAACTCTTTAATGATGCGCAATTCATTGGCCTTTTTATTGAATTGCCCGACTATCACGCTGGAGAAGTGACCAGGATCATACATTAAAATCAGTGGTTCTTTTGGGTTAAAGTATTTCAGGTAACCGGCTGTTAACTTGAAATTGTCTTTTAAGTCAAACTGAAGGATTGAATTGTATTTATAGCTGTCTGAAAAGCAGTGCTTACTTTTCTTAAAGTTTCCAAAGAACATGTTGACAATTTGCTTAGGAGCGATGTTGCAAATGGCGGTCAGGAACTCATCCAGGGTTAACGATTCGAACTGAGTTTTAAAGAACCCAACTCCTAAAATATCCTTATTCACGAATGATGAAGCTGTAATATAATAGGTTGCAGCCTTTCTTTGTGCCCTGACAATCGGCTCCCACATCTTTATAAGATGCTCACACTTCCATATTTCCTTGCTGATTTCCTTTATAATAAGTGGATTTTTTTCCTGCTTCATCCGGAGCTCGAAACTAATCTTTCTCACCATGGCATCATTCAGATGCTTTGCCGATGTTGCCAGCTCATTAATCAGGTCAACATTCATGTTCTTTTCGAAGTCTTCAAACCAGTTGTCTTCACCAAGATCGACACGCGCAGTATCCGATACCCCTGTGATTCCCTGGTATAAATGATTGTTTCTTACAGATGAAGGACCACCACGCAACCCAGGGAAGATCCTAGTCTTAACTTTCTCTCCCTTGTTATGCTTCATTTCTTCCACAATAGCATGAACACCATCCTGCCCAGCCATGGATTCCGGCTGATCAGATGAAACTATTTGAAATTGATGGCCTGATCTGATGACAAGTGAATGCTTTGGGTAGGCGATCTGTCGCCGTGGAACCTTGAAATGAGAAGGTAGCTTTGTAGCTCCATACACATAATCAATCCCTTCTCTAAACATGGGTTCCTGCCTTTCGCCAATCGGTTTCTTGAATCCGGCAAGTATTGAAGGGATCATATTGGTCATTGCCGCGACATAGGTTTTATGGATCAGGAATGTAATTTCGCCAGGCATTTCAAATGCAACCTTTAATACACGCGGGATGATTATACCTTCAGTCTTCCCGGAAGCTCTGGCAATCCGGGCAATTATCACGTTTGCATCAATCAGATTGGCTCTGATCTGCATCGGATTCATGTATAACTCTTCAAGATTAGTTACTTCCTGTTGGTCCATCATTGTCTAGTTCCTCAATTATTTGTGCATCCTCAATTCCGGCATCGTATAGAAGTTTTCTTTTGTCTGATTTATCTATCGGCAGCTGAGTAATAAGTTTGATATAGAATCCTTCATTGTGTTTCCGGGCAATTTCCTTTAAGCTTTTCTTTTCAAATCCCATTTCGTCCAAGGTCATTTTATCAGACATTAAAAAAGTTACTCCAGGAAGATCAGCCAGCGAAAGCTCCGCATTGGCCTTGATCCGATAATCAGTCGCTGCTGCATGGAAACGACCGGCTTCGGTAAGTTTATCCTGGGCAATAGCAAGCTTTACCAGGTCCTCAAATTTATCAGCGGCATCGAGCAGCCAGTATTTATTGGAAACAGAACTATTGACATTGAAATACAACATCGCGTCATTGATACGCTGCTTACAGACCATTATTCCAAGCGTGATGCCTTGCTTTGCTTTTACAGCCATTTTAAGCTTTTTGGCAGCACGACTGATGTTCCGTTCCAGTTCCCATATTTCGACCGCCCACGATAGCTGTTTGATGATCAGCTGGAGGTCTTCCGGGATGGCCTTGGATATTCCGTTCTCAATGAAGTGTTCAATGATATCCGGATGAAGCGATTCAATGCGCGCTAAGTAGTTCATATTCCAAAAAGTTCTTTTTTGAGCGTGCTTATTCTGGTTCGTTGTTGCCGGTTATTCAGCTCGATAATGGAAAGGATGTCGCCTTTTTCGGATTGTTTGGCCAGCTCAGCATCAATATTGTAGTCGCCTATTGCCACGCCCTGGTCATAGAATTGCCTGATCTGGTTTTCTTCGTCCTGAAACTCTACCAGAAACCGTTGGGCATCTTCTCCAAACAGTCCAAGCATCTTACATATTCGCTCCGGAGTGTACTTCAAAGCACCGTAATTCCTGATTTTTATGAGGCTGCTTTGGTCCATGATAGCTGATCTTTAATTTCATTCCACAAATACTCTTTCCCATCACGAATCAGGCGAATATCATCACAGTTTTGATAATTATAGAAACGTTTTACATCCTGATCCACATAGACCGGATCCAGTTCCATCGCGAAGCAGATCCGATCGGTTTGTTCGCAGGCCATGATTGTGGCGCCGGATCCGGAGAAAAAGTCAGCAATGATTTGTCCAGGCTTCGAACTGTTCTGCACCAGGTATGCGATCAGTCCAACCGGCTTCATGGTTGGGTGGATATCGTTCCGGGTTGGCCTGTCGTATTCAATGACTGTCGATTGTTTCCGGTCAGCATACCAGGTATGTGATCCGGTGGGCTTCCATCCATAAAGTATGGGTTCATGCTGCCAATGGTAATCCTGACGGCCCATGATGAAGGCCTGCTTCACCCATACCAGGCACTGAGATAATTTAAATTGTACATCAAGAAGCGCCTGCCTGAAATTATGCCCTCCAGTATCGGCATGGAAAATGTAATAAGAAGCACCATCGTGCATTGACCGATACATGTTACTATAAAAATCGAATAGGAACTGGTAGAACTGGCCACCGGTCATGTGATCGTTTTTGATTTTAAGCGCTTCCTTTGTCTTACCCTCATAGTTGACATTGTATGGAGGATCAGTCACCACCAGATTGGCCAGCTTTCCGGCCATTAGCCGCTTCACATCGTTCCAAACAGTACTACTGCCACACATCAGGCGATGTTTGCCCAGCAGCCAGATATCGCCCTCACGCGAGAATATATTTTTCTCATCCAGTTCCGGAGCTTCGTCTTCTTCAATTTGGGTGTAATCCGTGGTAATCGAGGCGTGTTCTTTTTCGAATCCCAGTGTTTCATCTCCAAAATTCAGGTTGAAACGCTGGAGCGTATCCATCCCGATATCGTAATGAGCGAACAACTGAGTATCTATATTCTTTTTTGCAAACTCCGAATTGTAAGCTGCGATTTCTTCCACCGCTTCGCGTTTGTCTTTCGCCTGGATAGGTTCGTATGGGATGGGTGGAATAATAAATCCATTCTTCCGAAGGATCAATAAGGCTGCTTTTCTCTGATGCGCATCGATGATCCATAAAGTTCCGTTAGGATCCTGCCATGCTTTGAATGCATACTTAAAACCACGAGTGATGATGAGCATCTGGAGCTTCAGGTTCTTATCCGGATCAAAAACTTTAAAATCTTCCTGCAGCTCCTTAAATTGGTCGATCTCTGCCGTGGGCAAATTACCAAGATTGAAAATAGTTAACTCGTTCATTTTTTATTTTCCTCCAACACTTCGCGCATAATTGCTTCGCGCTCGGCATGTTTTTTAAGATTATCACGATCTTTTTCGTGTTGGTTTGGCGACCTTTTTCCATTATTCAGAAAGCTATTGTATCGGCTCACGTTATTGGCCGTATTGGTGTATTCAGCAAGGAACTCTCCCGGTTTATCATTCAGGAGTTCCTTGTATTTAAACCGAATGCTATGGTGAACGATTAGCGGGTGCCGGTTGAGCCATTTTCCAGTATCGTTAAAGTTTTGAAGTTCTTTGAATGCGAGAAGATTTCGGTTCCTGAGCTCTGCCAGATCAATCACCAGGTCTTCTGTTGGCTCTTTATCAATGACCGCATCAATTGCCTTCATTTTTCGATAGGTATTGACACGGTCATTGTAGATAATAACAGCCTTTTGAACTTCCGGATCCTCCAATTTATCCCATTTAATCGCGGGATACTCTTCTTCTTTCTGAACTAAACTGGATCCGTGTCCGCTTTTTTTTTGGCTTCGACAAGCTCAGCCACCGCGTCTGATAATTTGGCTTCCTTTTCTTCAAGTTGCTCCTGAAGATCCTCGTTTTCGAGTTCTTTTTCTTCCAGTTCATCCACAAGTGCGTCTTTTTCTTCGATCAACACGTTAACCGTTTCCAAGTGAGCAGCAACCGGAATCATTTCTTCGCCGGTAGCAGCGCCTTCTTTGGGTAAGTTTAACCGATACTCTTCCAGAATAGGGCGAAGAGTAGCCAGTTTATAATCGGGAGCTTCAATTTTTAATCCCCTGGCGATGTTTGCAAGTTCAGGTTGTTTAACCGTTAAAAAGTCAACGGTAAGCAACTTCTCAACAAATTCAGCGGTTTTAACGAAGTCAGGAACAATAGATAGAGGTAACTTCAGCATGATTTCGGTAGCTTCATCCGGAAGAGGTTTTATCAATTCTATGATCTGATTTATAAGCTCCTCTTTTTCTTCCAGCGTTTTTACTGAATGTATAAGGTTAGTCAACTTTGCAGCTTCTACCAGGATCATATCCGTTTCTTCTTTGGTTAGTTCTTTCACCGGAGCTGGACGGTTATCTGTAATTTCTTCCACGCTGGCCACTTCAAGTAATGCCCATATTATTTCACGCTGGGCTTGTTCCCTATTAATCATTCCAACTTTTAACGCCGGTGATTTGGGCGATTTCTTTAAGAGCAGTTCTTTATCCGCTTCCAAATGTTCCTGACTCTGCAGCAGGTCGTAGGCTTGTTTCTTTTCAGCAAAATTCATGGTTTAAAATTTAAAGTTTGATCAAATGTATTTTGCATTGCAAAAAGTGGAAAGGACACCTTCGACAGGCTCAGGTACCGGATCAACAATGATCATCGAAGCGGCGCTCACTGAGCAGCGAAGCGTGTCGAAGTGAGTAATATCAACGAAAAAGCCCAGGTCCTGAATAGGATTACTGGGCTCGGGGCATTCTATTGGGAAAATAGAAAAATAGTAGTGATTAGGCCGTTTGAATGCGGCTTTTTTCGATAAGCGTATCTGAATCCATTACCTGGAATATAATCTGGCTTCCCGGATTTGCGGTCCACGATACTTCATCGCGAAGTACAAAAACCGCACTATCAGCAATAACAGGTGCAACACCATCAACAGCCGGTGCCTTAACAGTAATATATCTGCCATGGTCAGCTTCAGCCAATCCGGTAACAGTAGCAATTGTTGCGGCTCCGTTGGTCAGCGAATAAGTGTCAACGCCATTCACGATGGCAAGTGCAGTGGCTGCAGCTCCAATTACAACCGGCGCCAACGTGGTGAGCGAACCGGTAAGTATCATTTCTTTTCGCCAATGCTCATTCGTGAAGGTCAGCGAAATATATTTACCGTCCTTATCTTTCTTCACTTCGTGACTTTTCAGGATCAACGCTTTCTCATACGTTCCAAGCTGGTAGATGGCCAGATCTTCGCATTCTTTATAATTCAGGATAAAACCTTTTCCCTGGTATTCATCCAGAAAGTTAAGCGTATCAACGGCGTATCTGATAATGATCGACATCGTATTTTCAAAAGTAGAAGTAATGTCTCCATGATCGCCTTTGGCACTATATTTCAACGAATTTTCAACTCCCTCGAAAATGTGCTGTACTTCTCCGGCCTTCAGTGGTGTAGTTCCAATCTCACGAGCGGCGTTTGGCATCGGGAAAGCTACCGTAGTATCAACCTGGTCGCGGGCCGTTAACCACAGCTGGAAACTTAATTGATTTCCGGCTGTTTCGCGGTCGTTTGGTTGGGTGATATTACCAATATTGGCCATCGTGAGCAAAATAAGCATACCCGCGCCCATTTGCATCGTTGGCTTTACATTGGATGGATCGGCGACCGTAAGCACTGCCGAAACAGCGAAAAACAGCAGCATCGCAAAGCTGAACATCCGAAGAAGCAGCCCTAATTTGCTTTCATTTATTTTCCTGACCGAGTAGGCCAGTTGCTTTTTATTGTATTTCATATCGAAATTTAATATTTAGAGTTTAAAAGATGATTCTGGCTCCGACGCTGGCTGAGCGCGAAGCAGTCGAAGCCAGAAATCAATACTATTAGCGAGACTCCGGAAGAGTTGGCTGTACTAATTTGTTGACAGTGCGAACACCGGCAACGCAACGTTCAAGTTCACGGAATTTAGTTCCGGCATCGTTGATTGTTACCATGATGTAATCACCAACAGCTGTTGGAGTCCATGCATCAATATCAGCAAATTTGCCAGCTTTAGCAATTGCATTCGGTTTGGTTGCCGATCCGGTTTCGATAATATATACCTGACCTTTTTTGGCACCGGTAATATCGGTGATCAAAGGAGAATCGGCAGCTCCAACGCCAACGCCAGTATTTGCAACCGATGTAAACCAGAAACCTGCTGAAGCGGCTGCAGTAGTAGCATTATCAGCTAAAGCAACGGCAGGTTTGTTCATGAATATCTGCTGCATGAAGTAATCGGCAGCAACCAAAGCAGCTTTGTTTGCATATTTAGGACCAACGAAAGCCGCCGCTGTACCTTCTTTCCACTGGAAGCGGGCCAAAACAGTTTCAAAATCCAATTGCAGATAAGTTGAAAGCATTTCACCAGGAACATCTTCCAAAGACTGAACATTGCCCGGTTTTGTCAAGATCATGAATGGAAGGTTTTCCATACCAGGACACCAGTAAATTGGAATGTTGTAATCAGGAACGGTTCCTAATTTCACTCCGGCAAAGTCAGTCTGTTCACCATAGCTGGTTCTTACATTCTTGATCCACCAAGGCTGGTGTTCGTAGTTCAAAACGAGTGTAAATTCGTCTTTTTCCTGTTCTCCTTTTTTTGCAAGGAAAGCATCAAGGAACGCTTCAACTGTTGCCAGCATGGTCGTTTTATCGTAAGATGCCAGCGCAGAGTCACCCAAAAGCAACATCTTATTCTGGTTGAAATAACGGATCAGCGTCCAGATCACTCCAGTTGATGAATTGATTGACGGACCTGCGATTCCGGTTTCAGGAGCTACAGCGCATCCCAGAACTTTACGTTTGTTTTGTTCTTGAATGGCTTTTTTGAAAGCACCTAACAAATACCATTCTATCATTCCCCATTTTACCGGATCAGATCCTTCGGTATTGTAATAGCCGATGTATTTACGTTCCAATTTTTTCATTGGATCGAATTTCAATTTCACAGAAACGTCATCAACGTGACCCATTTCTGGCTGAAGATCAACGTCACCCTTGAAAACGCGGCCTTCTTGCCAGCCTTGAGTAACTTCGCCAAATAATGCATTAATGATCAATTCCATATCCTGCACATTGTACCGGCGTGGAAAGAAGTCATAAACATTTTTTGTCGTCAGGATCTGTGCTATGAACGCATCCTGACGGCGGGTAATGTATTGGTTACCCAACGCATTGTCAACACCATCGGTACCGAAAGCGACCGATGTTTCCATCAGTTTGTTAGGATCAAGCAGGTTGTTTGCTTTCAGGAAAGCATAACGAGCGGCCAATGATTTACCAAAACCAACAACTTCAGCATGAAATGCTTTTGCTTCATCATCTGATGGAGCAGTTAAATCGGCAAACTTTGGATTGATGGCAATTTTATTCCATCTTTTGTCAGCCGAAAACATAGCATGATCAATACCAAATGCATGTTTTTCAGTGTGAGCGAGGGCAAAACCTTCAACTTTCATGGTTCCTCTTTTTGGATTGTCGTTTTCGAGGGTAAGGGATAACTTTTCGACTTTCTCGGAAAGATCCTTGTTTGATTTTTCAAGACTGGAATTTTTAGTTGCCAATTCCTGAATAGATTGAGCTAGATCAACAGTTTTACCTTCCTTCTCAGGAGTTTCTGTTTTGTCAGTAGTTTCTTCACCGGTTTTTTCTTCAGCGGTGACAAGTTTGGCTATAATAGCCATTGCTGCATCATGTGCAGCTGCTTTTTCAGCTTGTTCCTGATCTGCTTTCAAATCAGCATAGAAGTCAGAACTATGGGTTTCGTTGTATTTTGCAACAACCTGATCCAGTTCTTCCTTCGTCAGCTTATTCGATTTTTGTTTTTCAACAAAACCTAAGACAACCAGAATAGCCATAAGCTTTTCTCTGAATGTTTTCATAACGAATTGAGTAATTAATAATGATTAATAAATTTAAGTGCCTTATTTTTTTCACGTTGCTTCCCTACATAGGATTGCCCTAGCCGGTAAGCTTCGTTGAGCGCTTCTTTTAATGATTTCTGACCGTCGATCAGGAAAAGGTCCGTGGCTGCCTGAGTAGCGAAAGTCTCGCCTCCGAAGAGTGGATGATCTTCCGGGAGTTCTCCGGCCTTTGGCCTTGCTTTTCTAACTGCCGCTTCGAATTGTTGCTGGAGCGGGTCGAGTTCGTCTTTGATGAACTGTTCTGGTTTTCCATGTGCGAGGTCATTGAATTTTTTGTTTTTGAATATTGATTTTGTAGCATACTCTTCAATGAACTTGACGCCCTGAGTTTCATAGTAGGGTTTGAAATCCATGAAAGAGACCATGGTTCCGATAGATCCAAGTATTTCGTTTTGGGTAGCTGCATAAATTTTAGATGAAGGGCATACCAGGTAAATACATGCACTGGCTCCGACACGCTCGATGATGGTAACGACCGGCTTGGTGGCTTTCATCAGTGTTTGAAAAGCAATATCAAGAAACCAGGTATCGCCACCGCCCGAATTGGCATGGAGAAAGTGAGCCATAATCATCGGGTTTTCTTCAGCGGCCTGCACATCTTCCACAAACTGTTTGGTAGAGAACCACCAGTTCGACTCACCCATGATCATACCCTTGATGCGGTAATACGCAATCGCTTCATTCTCCAGTTCGGCATCGGTATAATCACAGGTAAGCGGAATGTTGGTTTCTTCAGCAAGTTTGGTAACTGCTTTTTTTGTCAACTCCTGGTAAGTGGGCATTTCATCAAAAAAGAATCCTTGTTTTTCGGCCAAAAATAAATCGGCAAGGAACTCCTGAGCTGCCTGGGCAGTGCAGAATATGTGGGATGATGAAAGAATACGGGATATTTCGGAGAAAATTAAAACCTTCGACATGTGGTTATTCATTAATGTTGACCAAATGTGCGAAGGCTTTACAGGCGGTAAAAGGACTTAACAAAAACGCTGTCCATACCATGTCCGTTGGCGCGACATCAATGATGATTAGCGCAGCGCTCCCTGAGCGCGAAGCAGTCGAAGGGAGAAATAGTAATTAAAATACCGATTTTAAAGCAATACGTTTAAATTCAATAATATCTACATCCGGAGTGGGCGTGATTGTGATCCTGACCGGATAGTCTGTACTTCCCCACAATACAGGAGCGCCATCATCGGTATAAAGCAAAACCATTACCAGGCGACGGGTTACATATACTGACCGCTGGGCTTCTGTAAGCTTATCCGCTACCGCCTTAAGCGATTGTTTGAACAATGGCCCGGCACCGCTGCCGTCATCGGGGATATCGGCCAGCACCAAATTGTTGTTGGTCGGAATATGGTCAGGATTACTTCCTGAATTGGTAATTAGTTGCTCACCATCAAAATTATTATAGTCGGTTAACGGCACTATTTTAAAATAATTGGCTAATGTTTTCATTATTGTTCTGAGTATCAAATATTTATGAATAACACATGTTTAAACACCACCAAAACAGACAAGTAACGGACTCGCGATGGACAAAAACAGCTCAAAACATGATGCTATTTTCCTTGTTTTTTTCACAATTTCTAACCTATCGCGATATCTTTTATATTCCCGTTCCAGGGAATTGTATTTGAACGACTCCTCGCTTATTTCCATCGTTTCGCAGAATAGTAAAATTGAACGGCGAATTTCAGTCAGTCCGGATCCTTTCATCGACATTACCCATTCGTGCAACTCGTAATTAAATCGCGATCGGATTTTGGATGCGATGATACGTTCCGAATTTTCGGAGATGTAATTGCGGAATTCATTGTTCACATCATCGTAAGCCGGAAGAATGAACTCGACGTATGAACCGGCATCGTAATTTATTTTTGGTGGAAAACGTGGCTGGCTTCGGAGCAGGTTTTTAATGAGTAAACCAAATGCGTGCTTTTCTGAAGCAACTACCTGACCCTGTTTATTGGCCTCAAGCACATGTTTGGTAAAATCGGCATGCATCGGGTGCATTCTTACTCTAATTGTAATTCCTGTTACTGACATATAGTTATCACGGGTTAAAAAGTTAGACACTTTAAAAACCGGTGAATGAAGCGCTACTAAGATACTCGATTTTCTAATTGTAAATTAGAAAATTCTAAAATGCGAGCTTCTTACAATTAACTCTCCTTATACTGATTTTGTACTAATTTTTTGTAACGGCGTAACTTCGTAACTTTTAAAGGTTAACCATTTAATATTTAGTTATTTAACCGTTACACTTCCGGTTTTCAAAAATGTAGCTGCCTTGATAAAAATTTGTAACCGGATTTCTCATTTTTTGAGGTTACAAATTTTTTGTAACCGGCACAATTCAAAAAATCAATTTGTAACCTCACAACTCTCTAATATTCATTACTTTTTGAGTGTAGTTACAGAGTTACAATTTTTTAGTAGTAAATAAATAAAAGGTAAGGAAAGGAAAAGAACGCCCCCAGGACGAAAGCGGCGATCCCGGGGTCGGCGACACGTCAACTGTGACTGGAAGGGAGCGGGGCATGGCATCAAAAAAAGCAATGAATAAATGTTAGCTCCGCCACCTTGGGTTCCCCTGTGGCCTCCGGGAGTGGTTGAGAAGGCGTACCGGTTCGCCCTGATCATTGATGGCCGGGTTTGATGATGTGTCCGGGTTTCGCTCCGTTCTGTCAGTATCCAGGATCCGGAGCATTGGTGCTTTGATGAAGGTTACCGATCCCGGACTGTTCGGCTGGTAGATCTGTCTAACTCCCGGTACCAGTTTTTACCAAATTTTGTTAAAATTTGGGCGTTCCGCTTTTGGTTGTCTGTATGTAAATAATGATAAATAACATGTTTGAAAAAACACACATGTGTAAATGTATCGCTTGCTGGCAGATATATAATAAAAGCAGCCTGACCGGGTAGGATCAGGCTGCTTAGGTATGTTCAATAACTGTAACGCGATTTAAAACATTTAAACTGTTCTGGATAAGGAGTCAATCCTCGCTTATCTCCAATATTTTCCATACACTCACTATAAATAGTTTCAAATCCCTGTTCGCACAACTTATTTCTAACGTCTTTATGCCAACATTCAAAACAGCATCCGTTTGATTGATACTTAAATTTTGTAGATAATATCAGCTTATTTGTTAGAATAGACTTATATTTTTTGTGTGGAAAATCCATATCACAAATAAAGCTTTCATTGCTATCGCTCTTTATAAAGATTACTTTTTCCCATCTTTTTTCATCATCGACATAAACTAATTCTGTGTTTGTTTTTATATTTTCAATTTCATCAGAAGACAGTACAAAATCATTATAATCTTCAAAATATGGATTTATTTTTTTATCATTCATAATCTTCGTGTTTCAAATTGGTCTATTGGTGTGCGTAGCCGGTGATGGAACAACCAAACAAACAGCTTTTAGCACACCAGCTTTCTGGTCTATCCATTCAAGCGAATCAACACGGTATATTACTCCAGCTAAAGTTGTGGTCTGGCCAACGGTAATAAATCCCCACTCCTGGGTGTATAGTGGCTCGTGCCGGGGTTCTTTGGTTTCAGTATGTTCCTGAAGTACGTGAAATTGGACTATCATCGCTATTCTTCGAGATATACGTGAATGGTATTTTTCATGGCCCACCAGATAGCCTCCTTAAATGTTTTGTGAAAGCCATTTATACCGGAATTGGTGATTACTTCCCGAAAAATATATCCAGTTCGCTCCGGGGCTTCATTTTTTTCAAAAACTAATTTCCATTTATTAAAGTAAGCTCCATCCTGCTTTCTAATCCGTTCTATTTCCGGGTATCCTTGATGACAATTGTCTGGTTCGGTTGAAATGGCAATGACTTTATTCCAATTCTTTTTAGTCACCTTATTGCCATTCTGCATTGAAAATTTCTTTTTGAATTCAATCATTCTGCTGGCTCCTTCCATCCGTTTACTTTTACTCTTTCGCCACAACTCTTACACGTTGCATGTTCCGAGGTCCCGTCGTAATCGGTATATGGGTGCTTGCATTCAGGAACGCTTATTTCATACCGTCTGACTTCAGTAATGCTCATGTGAAAATTACCTTCTACAAAGAAACTGGAGTGGCCATCGGTGAATGAACTTGTGCCCCATTTGATGTTCTGGCACCGGGTGTATTTTTCGTTTATTGCCCGTATTTCTTTTTTGAACAGGTCGAGCAGCTCAGAAAGTTTAAGATCGTCAATCAGGCATTTGTCATACTTCGCTACAAATTGCTGTGCTTTCTCGTGTGCCTTGTTCTTGGTTGAATAGCAGTTAACGGTGATAAAATGTTGTTCCATAATTTTGGTTTTATTGGTTAATGTGATTTCGAAGTTTTATCGAATGATATCAGATTCATTATTACTTTGGTTTAATAATCAACCAGAATAGATTTTTGTCTGAATTGAATTGTTCGATTACCAGGTTCTTTTCTGGTATAGCTTCAAGAATAAGATCAAGTAATATTCCGCAATTGGCAGCGTATGTTTTGAATCCTTCAGTAATCTTAATAAAGTACTTTCCTTCCTTCTTTTCGTTCTGTTCTACCTTCCCAAATGCATCAAGTCCTTCAAAAAAGTTGTATTTGTCCATATCAGTTAACTCTTTTAGTTTCAGTCAACCAGAAATTACTTACTTGGGTTACAAGGCTATCAAGCGTCATAACAGCATCGTTTTCTTCAAGCTTCCCAACATCGTCGCGGAGCATGATCAATATTTGCCCGCAGGCGCCCATAAATGCACGTTTGGATTCTCGCATTTGCGCAACCGGCATTAGGGTTTCAGATAATCCAACTCTTTGCAAATAGAGCTGGTACTGATGTTCTAAGTTAAATTCTGGTTTTTTCATTTGATTGGTTTTAAATTGTATAACTTATTTTCTTCATTCCATTTATCGGTTAATATCTGATATAGATCTGATTCAGGTTCATTATTGTTTACTTTTTTCAAGTTTACATTTCCATAAATCTCTCCAGGCTTCTATCGGGATTTCCAAGATCCGGATCTTCGTATAGTCGGTATTGAATTCAACTCCGCCGCCATAATCGTACGACCGGATGTAGAGCTTCACCGCTTCGATAAATTGAGCACGGGTTTCACTTGTAGTCAAATTTTCGACTGTATAAGTGCTATTAGGCGGTGCCTCGTCCAAGAAATTGAAAACTGATTCTGTATATTCATCTCCTGTTCTCATAATCAGAATGGTTTTTGATCATCCGGTATCACACTAAAATCTGAATCATCCGATAAATCGAGCGGGTTAAGTATTTCGGTTTTGGTTTGCACGTAAATCATGTCTTCGGTAACCCCTTCAACTTTCTTACTGATGCGCTTTTGGCTATTCTGGTAGGCTTTCGGGTTAAATGTGAAACCGTAGTACCGGCACCAGCTTTTCATGGCCTTGGTGAATTTGTTGGTAGTCCATCCCTTGTTATTTGTTTTCAGGATAAAATCATCCATGGCCGTTTTCTTGATGATCAGGCTATCAATGTTCGAACCTTCAGGATCAAAATAAGCATCTGCCCAATCCTTGAATGGTTGTGTCATTTCTGCCAGCATGTTCCGTAGGGTTACATTTCCCATCGGCGGATTTATCTTACGGGGTGAGGGGACTGATAGGTAAAACCTGATGCACTGGGCGAAAAAATTAAAATCTGCATTCCATTCAGCCTCTCCATAATCGTATCCGTACAAATCTTTTCCAAAATCGTCGCGGATACCTCGTGTCTCCAGGTAATCGTTACTGTCTGATTGCTGATGGTAATAGTCTGAAAATACATTGTAGAGCAAACGCGCCTCAAGCGATGGATCCAGATTGCGCTGGGCATGGTTGGAGGTAAATACGAACTTAGGCGCTTTCTCGAATGGGATTTCGTACGACTGGTTGTTTTTCGGGTTCACAATCAGTTCACCGGTGATGCTGTCGAAAAAGAATTTGTAGTTCAGGTATTGGTCTGCATCATCAACCAAAATGTAATCCGTATGCTCGGTAACACGATCGTACAAGTGAGGATTATCGGTCAGCTTCGGGTTGCGTCCGGAGAGGGTGACCGATTTCATAAACGGGCGCAGCGCTTTGTATCCTGCCGACTTCCCGGAGCGGCCATTACTCTCGCCATCTTCGCCAATCACATTGTCCATAGCGAACACACACCAGGCTTTCGATTGCGTTTTGTGCCGGTGCAGCACGTACCCGATCGAGAATATTTTGTTGATCAGGTGCAGCTTTTGTTCCATAATTTCTTCAGGAGTAAGCCGCGGACCGTCGATGCTGAATTTGTGCGCCTTCCGGTATTCTTCCTGTTCTTTCTCCGGAAGTTCCTCCATGCCTTTTTCAAGTTCTTTGCGCCAATGAATGCGCGAACCGTTGATCAGGAAGGAGAAGTATTTTGAATTGGTATTGAATATCTCGATGTCGTAACCAACGACCGGCTTCTCGGTAATCTTGAAAAAATCGTCGATTTTCTTCACGTTGTGGGTGATCACTTCATCTTCCCAAACGTAGCGGTCAATTTCGCCCGGGCGACTCTCCGTAATTTCGCTCGCTGTTACTTTCCAAGTTTTATTCTGAAAAAATAGGTATTGCGCATCGTGATCGTAGTCGGTAAAGTCGATGTCGATTTGTCTTAGGCCTGTAAGCGTTCCTTCTCCCAGCCGGTTGGTATTCAGGAGCAGCTCCAAAATTTCATTACTCAGGTATTTGTCTTCACAAAACCCGATCAGGAATGATTTGATATCCTTTGTCTGAACCTCTTTAACGATGTTGCCTTTCACCTGGACAAACATCTGGCCGGTTTTGGAGTTTTTGTTTTCGATCTGGAAGAAACCGTTACTCTGCAAAAAGAACCTGGTATTTGTTGAGCTCAAATTGTGCTTCACCCCGTTTTTACCAACCGAAGTAGTCCAGAACCGGAGCGGCTTGGCCACGTTGATCAGCTTTTTGAAATCCCAGTCGGTCGGGTAAATTTCGATGTAATCTAAAAAGTCTTTCCGGCCACGACCGCGCGGATCTTTGAACTTGCGAAGCGAATCGGGCAACCAAATGTGATGGATGTCCATGTATTCCATCCCCAGCTTGATGGCAGCACGTACGCCGGTATCGTCGATATCAGGAAGGTTGTAAATCTTTTCAACACACCGCGCAATGGCTTTGTAATCCTTCCCCGACAGTGTGGCCGTTTCAGAATTCATCCAGATGGGGATGTAGCCATAACCGGCACAGTTAAGTGCGTCACGTTCGCCGGAACAAATGATTGCTTCATCCAGTTTTTTTATTTCATGATCTTTATCGTCTTCCGATTGCTCGTTGAGCTGAGCGCTTTTATGCTTTTCGTAGGCCTTATTCAAATATTCCATCCCGTTGATGAAATCTTTTGGCTTTGTGCCTACATAGCGAAACCGGTATTGCTTATCGGCATTGAGTGGCTGATAAATCTTTTTCCAGTCGCCATAGTCGAACATGAAGATTGGAAAACGATCGTTTGAGCTGGTGATAAGCGCTTCACGGTTTTTGATGTAGGTGAACGAATTGAGCGAAAACACGTGGTAGCGTTCGCAAATGTCGTGTGTTACTTTTGGCCCCAATACCTTCAGTTCGGCATCGGTCAATTTTTCTTTTACACTGAAGATGTAATCCCCTTCTTTTTCTTCCGGGGTGGCCGGGCGCTTGTCGAAATCCGATTTGTTTAATTCAGACTTTATGCCGCCAACGCCGTAGCGATCGGCCAGCATCACCAACGATTCGCGGAAGGTAATCGATTCTTCCTTCATACAAATCTGGATCCCGTTGCGTGGGGTTTGGTCGCCGCCAAAATCGGTCACCACCCACACGCCATCCTTTAGTTGCTTGAGTGCCGCTGAAGGGGTTTTTTCGTCGCCGCGAATTTTGAAACGTTTTTCGGCAGTTTCCTGCGCTGCTTTTGCCTGAGGATAATAATGAAATATGATATCCAGTCCACCGGCTGTGGAATCTAATATCTCTTGCTGTTCGATAAATGCCATTTGGTTACAGAGTTACGTAGTTACAATTGAGAAGTTTGGAGTTCGGAGTGCCTAAAATGCCTAAAGTGGTGGTTTGCTGGTTGTGGACAATACTTTAAATTTTACCACCCAAACCCACGGATTAGCATTCCATCCAATGTTCCAGTCGTTTCCATAGGTTGAACCCCATAAATCCTGAAAAGCTTCAATTTCCGACCTTTTATAGTCAGTTGCTAATCCTTCCGGTTTTGATTTCCTGTAAGCATAAGGCTGTGTAATATCTTCGCCCCAATATTTAATATATATTCCTTCGGCAATTGCATCTTCGTGGCTAATGTCCTGTAACCGTTCTACCCTTATTTCTTCCACTTCAAGCCAGATTCTTGCAGCTTCTTTGGGCATGTGAATGGATGGCTTCCAGTTTGTCATCGGAATAAACTGATCAGTATCAGGAATTGGACAATGAGCATTATGCCCTCCGGCTTTAAATTCTACTATTGGATCTTCAAAACCATAATGGCTAACCTTTCTTGAAGTTTCTCTCACCCAAAGCACGTCACCAGGTTGGCCGTATGGACATTTGACTGAACCAAAACCATCGGCGTCTTCATGCTTGAAAATGGCTCTGTAACTTCCATCTTTTTCGTATTGCTGAAATCTTACAAATTCGACCTTCTCAGGAGCTTCATTTATTTTTTCGAGACCTTTTAGCCGCCTAGTCATTGATTTGCGGCTTTCTAAAATGGCCTGAACCATTTCTGTATTGAAAAGGATTGATATTTCTTTCATATCAAAAACATTTTAATTGTTTGCAGGCAACATTCGTACGGCTCGTTTTAACCGGACAAAGCGAATAGATCTCCAGCTCGCAGCGGATGGATAAATTGTTACTCATAATCAACATATACTCAACAATGCCATCGGTGTATTTTACACGTGATGCTGAAACCGGCTTGGCCTTTTCTATTTGTTCAAAAACAAGCGGTTCGCTCAGGTATAAGAGCATCATGAAGTTTTCTACGGCAAGTGTAAACAGGCGCATATCCAAATGTTTGCGCTCAATTTTATCAAGCCTTATGTTTTCAAAGTCTTCCAGATAATCTGTGATGTTTGGAATTTTACTGTATTTTTTCGGAATCAGCTTCAGTGGGCGGCCATTGTGGTGAATGATCATTTAATTTTAGTTTTAGGTAAATAAGTATCTGTCATTTTCTTCAACTATTGTTGTGGTAAACGGAAATCCGGTTTCAGGAACCTTTTGTATTACTTCAATTAATCCGGTTGATCCGGTGAAAACAACATGTTTCCGCTTGTCAAACGATATCTGCAGGTGTAGGCATTTGCCGGTTCCTTTTTCCTGGAACGATTTCACTTTCGAATCTTCAATTTTGAAATGATGAACCACAATCTCGCGGTTCAATATTCTCGACATTTTTATCTTATCACCTTCAAAAGCCTGGCTTTCGATCTTGATATTGAACTGGCTAAACGTGTTCATGGAGTAGTTTTTTTAGAAGGTTTTTACTGTCGCAATGCGAGGCCCATCCGTTATAGGAAGCGATTGATTTTACATTTCTGTTCTTTACCAGCATCCTGGCGAAATTCTGTTTTATGCTCTTCCGGAGCAGCGTATGGGTATGCCGGAAGACATATCCAACAAAATCAATTCCCCGTGCATCAACCGGAAATACCTGGTAGTTTCCTTTGATGGTCAATTTCAGCCGGTCGTTCAGATAATTCCTGATTTCGGAAAGTAATTGGTGTAAATAAGGCTTGGAGCTGGAGAGGATCACAAGGTCATCAGCATAGCGGAAATAGTACTTTATGCGCCGGTTCTCTTTCATCCAATGGTCGAAGTAACTCAGGTAAAAATTTGCAAAGTACTGGCTCAGGTAATTGCCGATAGGAAGGCCATCGGTTGAATCAATAATTTCATCGAGTAACCACAGCAGGTTGTTATCCTTTATTTTTCGGCGAAGTAATTGCTTCAGGATGGTGTGATCAACATTTGGGTAAAACTTCTTAATATCAAGCTTAAGACAGTATTGAGTATTATCCATATCCTTTAGTGCACGTTTCACGGCATTCGCCGCAGCATGTATGCCTTTTCCCTTTATACACGAATAAGTATCGGCAGTAAAAGTTGACACGAATATTGGCTCCAGAACTTTCATCACCGCATGATGGGTGATCCGGTCAGGATAATAAGGTAACCGGAAGATCAATCGTTCTTTGGGCTCAAAGATGGTGAAGGTGGTATATTCAGACGTTTGATAGGTTTTCCCCTTCAGCATTTCATGCAGTTTTTGAATGTTTTCCTCCTGGCTCCGGTCATGCTCGATTACTCCAGGTTGTTTCGACTTACCTTTCCGGGCAATCGCATCAGCCAACTGCAGGTTTTCGATGCTGTAAATTTTCTCGTACAAATTATTGATCCGTTTCATGCCTTTGCTTTTAATAGATCGTTTTCTCCCGAGTACTCAGGATACCAACGCTCCGTAAAGAATTCGTTATTTTTTGCACTGTTGGCAAGGTTTACGCTGCAAGTAGCATAGGTGAGAGCTGACATTCGTATTCGTGTTATCGTAGTTGTAATTCGAGTTCGAAAAACTGAAACTGGAAGACAGAACTAACAGCAACGCAGCGTACAACCTTTTATCTTATTCGCTATACAGGAAGTATTCCTGGTATTCAGCTTTAAATTGTTCTGCTATATACATTGCCTTCTCTGATGTATCAGTGCAAAGGCGAGAGCCGACACCCGTAAACGTGCCATCGTAGTAGTAAGTCGAGCACCAAAAACCCAAACCGGAAGACAGAACCCCATACCAGGGATAGTACTTATATTGCGATGACTTGCTCCAGTCTGGCCGCCATCCGTTATTTATTGCCTTGAAAATGATCAGGAGTTTATAAGCGTTGATGATTGTGTCTTCAAGCTCTTCTGGAATCATCGATACATCCGGCAGCGCTGTTGGATCAATGTTTTCCTTTACACAAGCATCTTCAAACGATTTGATTGTTCTGAAATCGAACTCTTTTTTTGCTGATTTTTTGGCCATGATTTTTATTTTTTGATGGTTAGAAATTGTTCGTAAATGTCAATGAATTGCTTGGCAGCATAGTCTGATTTTGCCTCAGATTCGAAGCAAAGGCGAGAGCCGACATGCGTAGTCGCGTTACCGTAGCCGGAATTCGAGCGCGAAAAACCGAAACCGGAAGACAGCTTGAAATAGGGCCAGTATTTGTATTGCGATGAATTGCTCCAGTCGGGAGTCCAGCCCTGGTTAATGGCGGCTACAATTATCTTCAGTTTCTTATAGGCAATCTCATCTGGAGTATATTCATCCAAAAACTGTTTATTCGCATCAATGCCTAATTCTTCGCAGGCAACTTCGAAGGTTTTAATGTCTTCAAAGCTTCTTTTCTTGAAATAATCGCTTCCAAAAGTTTCTATTAATACTTCCTGAAACCACGCTGGTGATTCCGGATAAATCGATTTTGCTGTTTTTTTGTTAAGTTTTAATTCCATGATTTTTGATTTATAAGCTATTGGTTAATTTTTTCGTAGTTATCGGGCCAAATTGAGCAATTGAACGGATAGCCGTTTAAGTATCGAGTAAAGTGGCAGCCACCAGCTTTTGATACTGGATCGGGCGTTGCTTCCAGTTCATCGCCTGCTTTTAATCCTAAGATTGTAAGCTCATGATCAAGTCCTTCAGTAAGTTTTATTTTCATATCAATTAACTATTGGTTGATTTTTGCGCTTATTTGGCAATCTTTTTTCTATGATATTCGGTTGGAACATAGTATTTCCGAATAATTTCGTAGTATAACTGTCCTTCTCCTTTGCAGGTTTTGCAGGGCTTATACTCAATCTCATCGTTGTTATTTTCGGGAAGTTCTTTGTATTTGCCAGTTCCGACGCATTCGGGGCAATTCATCATAGAACCGTGGGTTTTGGTGAACATAGCGGGCCGATCTTCACTGTCAGGATTCTCGATGTGTGATTTCAGCTGGAGAGCATCATCACGTAATTCGGAAGGGAGTCTGCTGTCATTCAGGATTGCTTCCATACCCTCGCGGATAATGCACTTTGTGCGGGGAAATAAAACAAGCGATTGTTGATCGAAATCTGTTTTTGTGAGTTTCATGATCTGGATTTTCTAAGTTCACGATCTATTTTTTGAAACATCTCTTCGCAGGTAGCTCTTAATTCTTTAAATGTTTCGGCATCCTGCAACGAGTGTTGTTTTACCTCAATGAGGCCATTCATAAGCAATTCCATTTCATCGGGTGTCAGATCCTGAATTGAAAAGCGCGAGTTGCGCGGATCTAAGTTTTGTGTAATGATTTCTACATACATAATTTTAGTGTTTTGTGCGTGGGGACGCTGTTGTTAAAAGGTGATTAACAGAGGCACCGATCAGGATTCTACCTCTGTAAGCTTCATTCACCGTGTGGCAGAGAAAGGATTCGAACCTTCGACCTTCCCGGTTGCACCGGGACGAGCTGCCTGACTGCTCTACTCCGCTGTGTTGCCCCGGGGTTTGCGGTTCCGGGGCATGTTTGCAATTATCCGGGTGGATGGGTGGTATCGGAAATAACCACCTTGTGCTTTAGTTTTTGGTTCTCAAAATTGCCTCCTTTCATTTTTATTGATTTTTTGTTTACTATGAGAAATCAATCAAGTTCAAACAATGCCATTTTCGTAAGCGAAGCGTACAACCCCGCTTTTGCTGTAACAGCCAATTTTTTGTTCAATATTTCGGCGGTGGTTTTTGGCTGTGTTGAAAGTGATGCCCAGCTGATCAGCTACTAGCTTATCAGACAAATCATCACATATTAGTTTGATAACTTCAATTTCGCGAGGCGATAAGGTTCCGTTTTGCGCCGGAAAACAGTGACACAACATTTTTTGAACCCTTGCATCACAGGTTGCGCGATCCGGACAATCAAAATATTCGGCATTGTGGGTGCCATCATCGGTAAAGTCGGCTTTCGTGTCGAACCCGCCATGGCGACAATAGGAAAACTTTTTAATTCGTTGCTGTTCGTCAACTATGTCAAGCATATCGAGGGCCACCTGTGCCGGTTTATCGGCCTCCAGCTTTTCATGTACCTGAAGTTTCACCTTAGCCGGCCATTCTTCGAACGAAAGGAGTTCGACCCTAATCAAGTAGGGCTCACCATCACGTGCGATAATTTCGCTGTTCGCTTTTTGAAAGAAATCTGGAATCATGATAGAAGTTTTTTAACGCGAAGATTTTCCTCTTCAACCAATATTTTCAAAAGCCTTAGTACTTCTTTGTGCTGGCCTTTATTGATTCCGCGAGTACCATCAACATATTTATTAATTGATTCGATTGACCGCCCCATCTTAGAAGCGATAACGCTTTTCCAGCACTCCGGGGCTTGAGGTATAAGTTCCTGAATCTTTTCTAAAACTGCATCTTTTTGATTTTTGATGTCTAATTGCTCATTCTGCGTATTCATAGTATAAAAGTGTTATTGTCTCTGTACTTAGATTGTACTATATTCGTACTGTATTTGTACTGCGAATGTAGTCGAGATAAATTGATTATGCAAGAAAATAAGCAAGAAAAATCGTTTATAAAGCAAAATATTTTAAGCTACCTGAAAAAAATCGGTGTAACTCCTTATGAATGTTATAAAAAGACAGGCATAACTAGGGGTGTGCTAACTCAAAATAATGGGATCACTGAAGAGAATATTTTAAAGTTTCTGGCTTATTATTCGGAAGTGGATGTAACATGGCTCATTACTGGACGAGATATATCGCACATTCCAAAGCAAAATGAAATAAGCGGAGAGAAAAAAAACGAGGTAAATGAATCAATTACTTTATATAACTGCCCTGAGTGCTTTAATAAGCAAAATGAGATAAAAATGTGGAGAGAAAAATATTACACGCAGTGCGAAGAGTTGAATGAAGTAAACAGGAAATACAGGGAGTTATTAGAAGGAAAAATTGAACTTAAAAAAGAGATGTCATCTGCGAGTGATCAAAAGGTCGGCTAATTTCCAAAAGTATCAATTAGAACTTCCTTTTGGTTGGTTTGGCGGTGATGAAATAGGTGTTATTAGGTAATAGAATGAAAACGATATGAAAATTCACATTCAAAGAAAAGTTGTAGAAGACCTCAAAAATTCACTTGATCAAAGTTTTTCTGAGGTTTACGACGAGCTAACATACACATTATATAATAGCGACACTGCCAAATACAAATAAACCTCGCAGATACACAAAGTACGATTTTTGAAAGGTTAAATATTAAAGAGTTGTAAGGGTTTGCAATCTCCCGCCAGCTCCACGCGGTTTTTTAAATAGCTGATATTCAATAAGTTACAAACTTTATTTGTATGTCAGTTTTCAAAAAGTGTATGTCGATGTGTATCTGGTAGTTTTTGGTGCGTGGGGACGCGGATAAAACTGACAATATGAAACGACAGAAACTGTTCAGGTCACCTCGCTTGTTTGATCAGGGAGGTGACCTTTCAAAACCTTGGTGGATTGAACTGGGGTATCGTGATCCGCGCGACGGTAAAATGAAGCGCAAACGGTATCAGGAAGGATTTTCGGAATTGAGGACTAAGAAAGCCCGCCTCGAATTTGCAGACTTGCAAATCAAAAACTTTTCGGCTAAGCTCCTGAAGGGCTGGATACCGTCTGACGATTGCAGCACTCAGGTGGTGTATGTCGATGATTTGGAGTATCACCAGGCCGCGCAAGTATATGGCCGCAAAAGGCAGGCAAATAAGAACATCAGGTTCTATGCATCAGAATATACTACCCTTCAGAAAAACACGAAAGCAAAAAAAACTTATGAAAGTTATCGCGGCAAGATCCGGGCATTTATATCGTGGCTTGAAAAGGAGAAATTGGTTGACAACGATCTTACAACCTTTAGCCACAGCCTGATCCTTCAGTATTTTGATCATTTGATTATTGACACAAAACTGGCCGGCCCAACGGTCGAGAAATACAAGATTACCCTTGATAATTTCTTTAAATATTTAATTTCCCGGGAGGTACTTCGGGAAAGTCCTGTCGGAAAAATTGAATTTCCAGAGACTGGAGAAGACTTCTCAGCTATTCCATTCCTCGATGAAGACCTGCAACGGATACTACCCATTATCAGGACAGAGGATCCGCAACTATTTCTGGGGGCTATGCTTCAGTATTTTTGTTTCATTCGTCCCGGTGACGAATTACTACAGTTGAAACTTAACCAGGTTAATTTATCAGCCCGGACCATCCATATCCCGAAAAACGTGGCCAAGAAACGGAAAGACCGGACAATTGATATTCCGGAGCAGATGTATGCTATCCTGGTGGAGCATGGATCGCGTAATTACGGAAAGGATATGTTTCTGATTTCAAAGTGGGGGAGACCTGGTACCACGGCAATAGGGTACAACACCCTCCGGAACCGGTTCAATAAATATCGCGATCGGCTTGGATTAACTGATCTGTACAAGTGGTATTCATTCAAACATACCGGCGCCGGAAAATTGCTTGAGAGCGGCGCGACTATCATTGAAATTATGAACCAGCTGGGGCATACTGACATTGCTTCAACATATCGATACATCAGGCGACATTTTGGAGATCGCTCTGAGCATGTCCGGACTAAGTTTCCTGATCCGCCCGGGTTCGGTCAGGTGGCTAAAATACCTGACGAATATGAGTTTTATATTTAATAAAAAACCCCCGTGCAACTCGTGCACAGGGGAGGGGAACCAATAAACTAAAAAACCAATAAAACTTATAGAATCAACAACTTAAAGGCGGTTCAAATTTTCAGAAATTTACCTGCAGGCAAAAGGACAGATTATTTCATCCCTTCGATTGTTTTTTGTTTTGCGGCACTTCCGGCGCTGGATCCAAAGTAATAGCTGTAAATCTGCGTGAGCACAGCGCTCAGTACTCCCAAAACATAGAGAATGATGTCCTTTTTATCTGGTGGTAACTGCTGTTTTGAGAAAATCATAAAATAGAACAGTACGATTGTAAGGATGGTGGTTCCAAGCGCCAGGTATGGGGTGATGTTTTTTGCCAGCTTCGTGGCGTGTTCGCTTTGCGCTATCTGAACCTCACGATTGCGGGCGTTACCGGTATCTTCTATCATCATGCGGCGTTCTTCAACGTCGAGTTTTCGCATTTCAAGATTGTATTGAATCTCTGATTTGCGAATCTCATTTTCGAGCTGCATTTTCTCGTCTTTCGTCGTAATTACATTGTCGAGCACTTTGCCAACCGATTCGACCAGCGTGCTGGCTCCTGACGAAAATATCTGTGACAATATGCTCATGATTGTACCTCCAGTGCCCGGCAGATCCAACCATAAAAATATTTGCGGCTGGAGGGGCGTTTTTTTACGATATTAATGTAGCGGGCAATCTTGGCAACTGTGAACGCTGCAAGGAAATGCGACGGATTGAATGCGTTGATTGCTGCGATGGATTTCGGACCAATAACGCCATCGGCTTTCACACCTACAATCATTTGAGCCAGCGATGCGGTAGTCGCAATTCCGGCATTTACGCCAAAGTCAAAAATAGTGTTGGCTATTTCCTGATCAGTAATATCATCTGCTTTTAAGGTGTCCCAAAATTGTCCCTCGTAAAATAATGAGATTTCGCCCTGTAATTCTGCATGTGCATCGAGATTAGACGGGAATCCGGATTGACGCTTCAGTAAATCTATGATGTGCCAGCCTAACCATTTACTATGCATTTTGCGGGCAACACCCTTGTATGTTTCGCCTCCCGGATCGGCGGGATCATTGACGTACCCGCCCTCATGGGCAATCATCAAATCGTATGCTTGTTTAAAGTCTGCCATTTTCGACCTCCTTATCTGAAATGTCCATGCCTGTTTTTTCCTGAACGGTTTTTTGCACGAATGATTGAAGTAGCTTGATTACCTTGCCTCCAAAAACTTCATCTGTATTTTTCAGGAAACTCCACAAATAAGCTCCTGAAATTAACCAAGTTGCGATGTAGTAAGTAGCTGCAAGTTTCTGATGCGTCTCTTTATCAAGCGCGTATAGAAATGATACGAATGCGGTAAAAACAAAAGCTCTTGCGACTGCAATAAAGAATTTCTCCATGCTAAACTTTTCTTTTCGGCACCAGATCGACGCGGCTATTCCAAAAGCCAGATCTGCGAAAATAATGGCAAGCATGATGTTGATTGCTCCTTTTATCTCAAGAAAATAGCACAAGGCGGCTGTTAGCCAGCTACATATTAGGTCGCCGATGTGCTTATCAAGCCAGATCATCGCATCGTATAAAATGTCTTTCATAGCGTTTTTATTTCAAAGATGTCCTTTCGATATACCCCCCGAAAGGACAATGTTCTAAGCCTAATACAAAAACAACTTTGTGAAGAATGTGCTTACATTCAAATAGCTCCAAACCGTTTCTGGTGGCTGAAGGTTGGCGTTATAGCGGGCTATTTTGGTGTAACCGGCGCTGTCTTTTACGCTGATGTAGGCGTATTTCACGCCATCAAAACAGGCTCCACCGGCGTTTGTAATTGCTGACGGTGTGATGTTCGCGTTTGATATGCCGCCATCGAGCAGCCAGACGCACGCGTTTTCGTCGTTGCACATAAATAGTAGCTGATCGGCCAGCAGCGGCTGCATGGCGCGTATTGTTTGCCGGATGGATCCAGCTAGTCCGAAGCGGATGAATTGCGTTGGATTGGATATTTCTGCATAAACATTGTCGTCATTCACTTCGGCCACCCAGATGCGGCTGTTGGTTTTACAGATGTCGATAAATTCGGCATCAATATCGCAAAGCTGATTCCAGATATTGAAATTACTATCCGTGCGAAACACTTCACCGTCACGCGTTATGGCATAGTAATAATTGTTGAAATACATGAATTTGCGCACATGGCCGGTTCCATGATCGAACACTGCTGGCAGCAAAACGGCCTGACCTGATGCATAATCGTTGAATAGCGCCCGATATGGCAACACATAACATGCGCTTGAGTAGGCTGGGCTAATCATTATAACATTGAATAATCCACCGTTATCTACAATGCTTACTCCTGCAATATTCCAGGTATCCAGCACCTGAATTGTTTTATAGCGGATGTTTTCCATGTTGGATAAGTCGCAAATGTGCAACTGACCGGAATTACCACCAACAAACAATAATTTATGCTCGGCGGAGTAGTCTATACAAGTGAAGTTTGCATAATCGGCATCAGATAACGCGCCAAACACAGGCATTGGCCGTGTTAGTCCTTCGGCATTTACCAGAATTGGGTGCCCGGTTTCGGTAACACCTACAAATTTCGGCACAAAAGCCGCTCCAACAACATGTTCTCCGCCGCCTTCAACTGTTTCGCTTGATTTCAGAAATTCATTGTCTTCGTTTTTGAAAACGGTGAGCGTTGCATCAATGTATTGATCGTTGTTGTTCGAAATCTGCATTTCGTCAATAAAAAATGAGCCTTCGCGATCTAAGTAAGGATTGTATATTTCATTCAGAACTTTATAGAATATGTTGCCCGGAAATCTAAAGTCGGCTTGCACCGGCAGCGCATTTGCTAAAAATGCAGCTGTACGGCGATAACGATTTTCGACCAGGCTTTTCCAATTAATTGCAAGCCCGCTTGTAGCAGTAGAGCCTCCTGTATTGTTGCCGTGATAAAAAAGTAACCTGGGAGTAAAGTTTTCGATAAATTGTGAAAACTGACGGCTATTTCCTTTCTGATAAGCAACAGGATGTCCACTTTCGTGCATCCTCAAGGTCGAAAACATGGTTTTAATTTCTTTGGTTTCGTCGCCCGTGGGATTGTATAGGTAATCCTGAATATCGATTGTAAACGGAGCCCACATAATCACATTGTTGTCGTCGATTACTTCTTGCCGGTATTCGTAATACATTTCTTCCGCTTTAACAAGTCGTATTTCTCCAATCTCAGGCACTTCGGCTAGATCAGCCAGCGCAGCGTAAACTTCAACTGGTTCTTTTATATCATCCTCGCGAGAGCTAATGTCTGTAAAGTTTTCGTTGAACTCCTGATCATCAGAATCGTGTTCGAACGAAAATTTCAGGCAAAGGTTTTGCCTGGTTCCGGGCAACCAACGACTAACCCTGTATTTCGACAGATCAAAAGGTTCCAGGTCGAATAAGCCTTCGCGGTCGATATTGTCAACATCGTTAATTCCTGATAAATGGAAAAAGGTGTTTGTTAGGTTTTGTGTTGAAAGCAACAATTCGTTCAGCTGCATTTTTGGTAGCAGATTGGCAAGTTTTAATTTGTCGGTAGCCCACAATTGCGACTCTACAGTATATACGTATGCTACAGATCCGGCATAACTGGTTTGAACGTGAAACTTATCATACAACGTTGTTTGGATTGTTTGCGTTACCTGTTCAGACTTACAGATAGAAATGTTGTTGTAAAGGCACAACATTTTCAGTATTTCGTTTTCGTCGAGATAGTAATTACGTAAAAATAATTTATTCTCGCGTAGCAGCAGTTCTATTAACCGGCTCAAAAAAGGGTACGGGCTCACCACCACCACTTCATTTTCGCCTGCCGATGTTTTTACACCAGACTGAGTGGAAAAGTTAACCATATACTCAACCGTGCTGTCGAACTTTCGCGTTAAAACTTCGCGTTCGGTTTCTTCTGAAGTAGTAGTTCCGTCGCCATTTTTAGTAACTTTTGTCCATGGCTCCATTTCGCCCTTATCGAGCCAAAACCCAGCATTTTGCAGCCGAATTGTGCAATAAAGGTCTGTAGCCGGGTCGTAATTCGGTTTGTTTTCGAAAGTAAGCTCTCCAAGCAGGTTGTGGTCGCCTATTAACTTCTCGCGCTGCGCATCGCTAAGAGTTCGCAGTTCGCTCTGTATAATAGCCGAATAACCGTCGGAGCTTGCATTAGTTACTACCAGCGTTCCGTAAATGGATAGAAAACCACCCCATCGGAGTTCTGCTCCCGGAAATTTGCGGTCGTTACTTTTTGCCATTTTTGCAAACCGGCCCGGAAAACCTAATATGTTGCGGTTAACATCGTTATCGGGTATAGTAACATCGAGGCACAGCGGTGCTGGTATTTCGTCGAAACACCAACATGGGTTTTTAATTAGCATCGACGGACTAAAGTCGCTGTCTAAAATTAACTGACGATTGCCGATTGTGAGTGTGTACATACCTTAGATTTACTATTTATTCATTTACTATTTAAGAACTTCCCGGATTTGCCTCTATTCAAATACGCTCAACGACTCACCAACTATCATGTCGGTTGGTACTTCCTTGAAGTCTTCAATGCTGAAAGCGGTAGTGTGAAGATCAACGTCAATTTCGGCATTGGCAACTTCAATCAATGCTTTGTCGTACTCTTCTGACGCAAGCCGGTATTCGGCAGCTCTCGGCCATTCAAGCAGCACGTGTTCTGCTATCAGGCGAACATTGTACAGTTCTCCTTCCTTCAGCGCATATTCTTTGGCCTTGTCGGATTGCAGCTGTTGGAACTCTTTCAGTAGTTCGTCAAAATTGGCAGGTTTGGCAAGTCTTTCAGACTCTTTCCTGTCTTCATCTTTCGATCTTAATGCACGAATGTCGCGCCCTAATGTGATCACTTTTGTGAAGTTTTTTAAGCCGGTAACTTTTTCAAGCCCGGCGATGATTCTGGCAATTTCTTGGTTTTTAAGTTTCATACTTTTGAGTATTAAATGTTTTCCATTTCTTCGATCGCAGCTTTCAGAGCAGCAATTAATTCTACTTCAACAGAATTGCCCTGTTCAGGATCGGCAATGTTGTTTTTAGAACTGTTGAAAGTTCCGGTCTTCACATTCAAGTGAATGTTGATTGAACTTGAATGTGCTTCGTCGATTACTGCCGTGGCGGTCGCATAATCAGGTGTAATTGTGGCCTGAACGGGTTTCCCGGCTACTGTGATTTCGCCCTGACAATTCAGGACTTTTGATAATTTTAATGAGTTGAACATGATGTATAATTATAAGTTAATTAAAAATTTGCCGGATCGTTATTCGGGTAGCAATAAGCCATATCGGTAGCTGCTGCCCATGATGCGTTATTATCTATATAAGGTATTGGAGTCCCATCAGCAAGGTGTTTACATTTCCAGTTTGATGCTGTCCATACTTGGTCGCCAATTTTTACGAGTTGATAAACATTTCCATCATAGTCGGTCACTGTATCACCAACCTGCCAGCCTGAAGGATCAGTCATCAACATGCGCAATGAATAACCAAATTTAGGACCGTGAGCATTCCTAAAATAGTCTGTACGATCGTAGTAAAGAGTTCTATCTCTTGTTGTAGTTAAAAACGATGAACTTAGTGGTGTTGATGTTCTGAATACAGCCAACCCCATCAGGTTTGATGCAATCCCGGAAACTGCATCCCTGTATCCAGCTCCTTTTGCGTTGAATCCTGAACTATTATCAGCTCCTGTGTTGGGAGTCGTCCAATGAGTGTACCCGGCCAGTTTTGCGTGCCCTCCTGAATAATCTCCCCCTAATGTATTAACCATAGTCGTCCATTCTGCATCAGTTCCTATAGTCCATCCCGCGGGTGCAATTCCGGCACTACACCAGAAATTATATAATAGTCCGTAGTCTTTATCGAGTTTTTTCGTAGGTATGTAAAGTATCCGTCCCATTACGTTCTGATTATTTTAATTTTCCCTCTGATTGTGGTAGGCGTTCCACTTTCACCTGTTTTACTAATAGTAATCCTGTCGCCTGATACCACCGTTTTTGCGGCTGTACTGGCAGTTTCGTCAACTGAAGTATCAACTGTGAGGGATGATAGTGATGTAACCGCTGTGGCTCCAATCTTAATCGCTACCCCTGTTATAGTTCCGGCATCGGTTTCGAGTATGGCCGATTCGATTGTATACCCAAACACGGCCTTAATATCCAAATCCCAGGACTGAGCACCGGCAACTACATCACGAAATTCGAAGGAAATATCATCTACCATTCCGGCGAAGGTGTGACTATGGCTTGTAATTGCACCCGTCAACACACTTTCGACCATCGATTTTGTAATGGCTGTCAAATAGGTTGAAGTATCAAACGCCCACGCAGAGCCAGTCCACTTTGCAAAACCCGTACTTTTTGTAATTGCAGGTTCAATCCCTGCATCTGCTAACGTTTTCCAAACGTGGGTAGTACTAGCCCCTGCTCCTGCAAGGATAGTGCCTACTGCACCGGAGGAGTCTGATTTGAAGGGATCGAGGAATAATAATGTGCCTTGTTTTGCATATTCACCGTTAACATCAAGCTTTGATGTAGATAAGGGGGTATTAGTGCCAACCCCAACTTTTCCAGTACTGGTTAACGCTAAAGTTGCGGTTGATCCAGCCCCAACGCCAATCCTTAATGTGGTTGGGTAATAAATAAATGAATTATTAACACCCGTCCACGCAGAAATAGCTCCTGCAAAACTTCCTCCCGTTTGCCCTATTATTAATTGATCCGACGCGGCACTATTTTGTAATGCGAATCCCCAGGTTACCGCACCTGTCCCATCGCCAATTCTCTTTACCAATACGCCACCAGAAGAAGCCGTTGGTTGAATAGTTAGCTTAGATTCTGCTTCTGTACCTATACCTATTCCATTTGAATTTTGTGACATCAAACTATTCCCCAGCCCGCTTGCATCACTAATATGGTAAGGGATATACCCATCAGTTAGATTCGTGAATTTTGCGGTTGTGGCTTGAATCGAGCCCGTAACCTGAAGCTTATCAACTGTATTGTCAATCAAACTATTAATAACAAAGTTTCCAACTCCTGAAAGAAATGCTCTTCGTGCATTATTCGTCCAGAAAAATATAGGATTGTTCGTGACGGTTCTTATCTGTAAACCATCGCCCTGAGCACCGAGATTGTACGATTGTATTATCTGAGATACGACTGCCGAATTTCCAGCCTCTAATCTTAATCCCGAAAAATTATAAGTAGTCACCCCGTCACCTTGTGTTGCATTTGTATTTACAACACGGAACACAGGAAATCCAGCAGTTCCCGAAACTTGAAGACCGCCAACTGTTGAAGACTTTGCAATTGTTGCAGTACCAGCCATTGTCGTAACACCTTCTCCAGTAAAAGTTTTAGTAACTGCATCATACTTTGTTATGTTAGCATCATTGCTCAAATTTGCTGAACTAATCTGAACACCATTTACCTGATACGTTTGCCCGGTTGGGATATTTACCGATCCGGCATCATTAATAGTGACTAAGCTGTTTTTCACTGCCCCAGTGATACCGTTAAATCTTGTGATTGCGTTGTCGGTGGAGGAAATTGGGCGAACTACATATTTTGCATCCGCTTCGGTTTTGGTGTAATGATTAGCCGAAAGTGCGATGCTGTCGTATGCGTAACCGGTGCGTGCCAGTCGTTCGTTTGTCGCATCATAATAAAGAATGTCCTTATTGGCCAGATCATCGGCAGTTAAGGCAATCTTATTCCATTTCGCTAATTTATACCCTTCAAAATACCCGTTTTTATACTGAAGAGTTCCGGCATCGGACAGGCTTGCACCCAACGAATATTCGCCAATACGTAGGGCATTGTTAAGGTGTGTGTATCCGCTCTTGTAGGTACGCGCTGCATAACTACGGTGGTCGGCATCGGTGCCATTGCCCAACTCCCAATGTCGGTCGGTTGCTACCCAACTGTCAGGAGTTCCGGCAAAATCGGTGGCATAACTGCCGGTAACTATTTCGCGAAAGGCACGGGTAATGTTTCCTTCGCCTATTGCAGCAGAGCGGTTGCCTTCAATGAGGTTGGCTTGGCCAAGGGCTTGGCCGAATTCGAGGTCTTCAGCAAACTCGTTACGGAGCCAGGTTTCGGGATCTGAATTGTATTTTTCGTCGTACAGGCCAAGTTTCGTCCGCCACAACTTCCGTATGATTTCAGAAAGTATCAATTGCGTTACCGGGTTGTTTCGGCTTACCCCACGAATGGTTTTTAGCAGTTTCTGAAGTTCGTCCATAGCCTAAAAATGATTGTTTAGATGAGCTTCGGTGAATACCAACTCCAATTCGTTGTTAATAATCAGATCGCGCATGGTGTCGGTGAGTTCAAATTCTCCATTTTCGAGGTTCACGGGTATGGTTTTGCCGTTCCACACTATCCAGATAAATTTTGAGTACAGCAGATCCTGTAGTGATTCCATTTCTGCAACATTGAGCCGGTTACCTGGGAAGATGGACCATTTGCGGGAACCGCTTTTCGATGTAACTACTACCGACCGGTCGCGGGTTTTTGCAGACCTGCCGAGAGTTTGCAGTCCGGTTTCTCCTTCAATGTTGAGTCCCATTTTAACGGCTCCAGTCAGCCATGCATCGTCGATGCCGGCCAGCGAGTTGGTGAAAAACAGGAAGGTATTGTTTTCGTAGTAAGTTGAATCGATGATGAAGGTTCGCGGCTCTCCTATAAGCGTAAGATACGAACCTTCAATGTTCTCCAACTGAAAAACGCTGAATTCTGTGGTGTTGGCCGGTAAATTCCAATGCCCCGGATCGAGTATAAATTCGTACAAACCATCGGGCTCGAGCGTAATAAGTCGCATTGTATTCACTATTTCACCATCTGGCAACTTGTAAGACACATATAAGGCACGGGTTACAGCTTCGGTTTCGGGCAGCAAATACCACAAACGTACTGGCTGATTGTAAGCTATTCGCTGATTGTTTGGCCGGTGGGTCAAAAACTTGTTTCCCAGTATAAAATCCTGATAAAAGTTAGTACCTGCTTCATGGTATTGCCCCTGCCTGTCCTGGCTCATGCCTCCCTTCAGGATTCGGATAGATACGGCATTGGCCACATCTTGCCACTGTTCTATTTTTTTGCCGAATGTTGCGCTGGCCGGAACATTGTCGATGTAGCTGGCTCCTGCCAGTATATCGATGTCGAAAGCTCGCAACGGATGTTTTACCGCAAATGATTCTCCATACGGGAATGTAAACCCGTAGTCAACAGGTGCATCGAGGTATTCTGAAAAATCGAAGATGGCCATACCATTGCCTTCGACAGGCTCAGAGAGCGGTGACCAGGGCTTTGAGTCGATGAACGGGCCACCGGCCACAGCGCCATCGGTGCTGATTGCCTTCAGCAGCGCCCTGGGTGATTCGCCTTTCAGGTCATCGTTGGTTACTTCTATTTCAACTTTATCGCCCGAAAGCTGAACGATTCCGCCGTATATGTAGTGATTGATCATACCGAATTATGAATTTTGAATGATGAATGATGAATTAAAGATATGCCGCGAGCGTTATTGGTGAAAGGACAACTTAAACCACATAGGCACATAGGCCACATAGTTTAAAATTTCTTTTTCTATGTTTTCTATGTGCCTATGTGGTTGTTTGCTATTTCTTAAAGCCGCCCATCCCGGTCTGATCAATCAAATCGGAAATTTCTTCGTAACGCTTTTTGAAGGTGTAGATGGGGAATTGCACACCATTTTTTACCAACACAGCAACGGCGCGCGACATGTTGTTGATGGCGGAGGTGAGTTCGGGATCGGAAGAAGGAGAACTCACTGGTATTAGATCAGGGACTCCTGATCCTGATGAAGGAGGGGAACTATATCCCCCCGATTGCAGTCCTCCGGATGCCATAACTGCAGGAAGGTTTAACGTTGCAATAGTCCCTTGTTCCTCGGCCAGTTTAATAATATCAAAAACTGGTTTTACCGTAGGATTTCGAACAGCATTTGCAGTTCCTACAAATTCATTGGCGTGTACAAAGTCAACTATCTTGTCATCTGAAGCAGCGCGGTCGGTGTAGCCTCCGGCTTTTTTGCCTTTAAATCCTGAAATAGTTTGGGCCATAATAGAGGCAATGCTTCCGGCTGCAGTTGCAGTATTGATCGCGACCCAAGGCATACCACCAGTCATCCAGAACGTTTCCACCGCTTTAGAATTGGCCATGGCAGTGTTAAAGATAACCTGACCAACAGCAGCGGCCTGCTGGAAGAGGAAAAGAGCCTTCCCAAGGGCTGTTTCTTTGCCAACCAATTCGATCAATCCACCAAGCAAAGTATTTGCAGCTCCAAATATTGCATTGCCAACAGCCTCCCTTTTATCGCGCTCGTCCTGTTTAATCCGGATTAATTCATCAGATAGTTTTCGTTCAGCCTGGGCAATCTTGGCAGCATTGCCCTTAGCATCCTTTAACTCCTGAGCATATTGAGCCCTTGCCATTTCTTTCTCTGCAGTCCAAAGTTCCTTATCTGTTCTGGCTTTGGCCTGACCATAAATTGCATGATCCATCTGCTTTCCCAACAAACCGGCTTTATCCAGGTCATTAATTGTTTTCTGATGTGCTTTCTCTTTCTCCTGTATTGTTTTGTTGATGGCATCATTCAGAGCAATGTCCTGTTCTTTGAGGTCTTTTTTATCGTTGAGCTGTTTTCTTAAGCCAGCCAATTCTTCCTGCCAGCGTTGTTCCTCTTTTGTTTTTTCTTTAGCGATTCCATCCGCCAAATTTTCAATTCTCGCATTTGCCAGCTCTTTGTTCGCCTGAAGAATCAAGTCTTTTACCGTTGTTTCGGCCAGAACTTGCTTCTCTAGCAATTGCATCTGAGCCTCTTCGTATTCCTTGCTTCCTACTTTATATACATTCGCTTTATCGGAAAGAAAATTCATTTCCTGAATAAGCAATTCGGCGTTATACTGATCCTCTGTAGTTTTACCCTCCAGAAATCTTTTTTTGATCAGGCCCATTTCTGAACTATTCTCAGCTTCCAGAGATTCAATACGTTTTTTCCGTGCATCATCAGTGAGTTTTTTATCTTCATCTCTTAAATCTTTTTCAAAACCGAATAATGATTTCTGAAGACGCTTTCGTTCACCTATTAAATTAATTTCTATTTCTATTTCGCTGGCTTTTGCTTTTTGCATAGCCTTGAATTCCTCGGTATTTTCATTATAGAATTTTTTAAATGCCGAATTATTTTGCTGCTCTGCATTGAGCTGTGTATGATCCAATTCAAGCCATGAAGCCAGCAGTTCACGTTTACTCTGCTCGCTTAATTTATTGCTGTTTATTTTTGTTGCGAGATTATCCAACTCGGCTTTGTTTTTTTCAACCATAAAACCTTTTTCGAGGTTATTTAATTCAATCGTTTTATCCATTGCCTCCTGTGCAAGTTTAACCCGCTCTTTTGTTGATAGATTCACATTTTTTGAGGCGACTGTAAGCTCATCGATTTTAAGCTTTAATTTTGCCGCAGTAATAACCGATGCAGCTTCCCTGTCTTCAATATCATCCATTACATCCACATAATTCAGTCCCGCATTTGTTGCATTTACGACTGCGTCTCCGATTCCGCCAAATGCGTCTTTTGCATTTGCTTTGACTCCTTCCCAATCGAAGGTTACCAAAGACCACAACATATTATAATAACTCATAGACCTATCGATAAGAATATCCATAACGTTTCCAATCGATTTCAAAACAGCCTCGACATTTTTAGCACCGTCATCAGTACTCGTAAAAGCCTTGTACAGCAGCATTAAACTTCCGACAATTACCGCGATGGTTGCACCGATTGGATTGGCCACTAAAGCCCATAGAGCTTTACCCATCCCGTGTATGCTTTGAATTACTGCACCAACAGGACCAGGTATTGATGTGAGGCTATTCCCAAGTTGGCCCATAAAACCACGGGTTTCGCCAATCCTTCCTTTAACTTTTCCCATTTGCCGTTCAGTATCAATAAGCTCTTTGTTAAGTTTATTGAATTGTACCGGATCGGCAGAATCGCCCATATCAAGGAGATCTTTCCTTAGTTCTGCAGCTCTTTTCCGTAATTGAGGGAAAGACATTTCGGTTAAACCAATTGTCTTCCGGAGCGCATCCATCTGAGATTTATTCTCTTTAATCGACTTATTATTTTCGGTGATGGCCGCGGTCACCTTATCGTACTCTTCTTTGTGCTCTTTGCCGACCGCCTTGAGTTTTGCCTGTGAAATCCGAAGCCGGTCGTTTTCGTTTGTTAACGTCGATGTTTTCTGAGCCAGCTCAACAAGTGATTTCTGTGCTTCGTTGGAGCCTATTTGTACTTCAGCTCCAATAATGTCTTTCTTTAAGCTCATTGTTCGAGGGGTTTTTTATATGATTCGCGAATGAGATCGAATATTTCTGATTGAACTTTTCCGGTAAGGCCATATTTTAAGGTTCCGAAAATGTAGCCATACACATAGCCCCAAAGCGGGCGATTGTAAACCGGGCCATAAACCCGTTTTTTTTTGCCGAGTGCCGTTGTTTTAATGTCGAGAAACCGGAGATCTATAAGGTAGTCGAATTGAAGGATGGCGCCATCTCCCATTTTAAGTACGCGGAATGCCTGACTTTGCAGGCTATCACCAATATGCCCGGTACGTTCGTTGAAATATGAATATATACGATCCGATTGCTCACTCATAATTTTGGGTGCTGCGTTGCGAAGCACCTGTGCAGTGAATTCGGAGTAGAGCTGGCCGCGTATGAATTTATCGGAGATCATGGATCCAGTTATTGATTACTGAACCAAAGATCGGATGTGAGTATTATTGACGAAAGGACAGGTTCGACAGGCTACCTACCAATAAAATAGCCCCGCTGAGAGGCGAGGCTATATATTATTGTTTCGGATGATCATCCATTTAAGTTGGAAGGTCATTTTACCGGGATCGGGAGTGTAGCGGTAACCGGCATCGATCATGGCCTGAAATATTTGTTCTTCGTTGACTTTTGCACCTGGATGAAACTGGTTCAATGCTTCAGCAATTTCGGAAGTGCTAAGAAAATCGGTTGCCTGCGCTATATCGGATGCAGGAGCATACCAGATTGAGAACTGGTCGATGATTTGGGTGATGAATTCAGAATTTTCCATAATGTTTGGCATAAAAAAACCCGATAGCGGGTCGCCAAACCACAAACGTAACATCAGAAGTACTGCTGCTATGTATCGCTACCGGGGAATAAGTTCCCGGCAGAATACTTCAGATGTACATGTTTGTTGTTTGGCTTTGTAAAGATAGGCAATAATGTGAAAAATAAAACCCGCTGAGTGAGCGGGTTTTATTTTAAATTATGCCAATAAAATGCAGGATCAAAGCGACTGCCAGAAATATAAGACCAGAAATTATTACAGGTTTTATCCGATACTTCCAAATGTTTTTAGAAAGATTGTCCATGACTACCAGTTATCATCAGGCTTCGATTTGTTTGTTTTTGCTTCCATTTCAATAAAGATATGATTTGCAATTCCTTCTGCTTTATCTTTTAAATCGTACCAAACTTTGTTTATTATATTCTTACCCATTCCTTCTGTTTTGTATTCTTGTGCGGTAGTAATCAATCCAATGTTACAACCGGCTGAATTCTTGGGTAAAACCGAATGCGCAAAATTATTAATCTCAACTTTGCACCGCCCTTCCTTAAACTGGACTTTTACAGTGTAGTTTATAAATCCGTCATAACATAAATACATTGTCTTTCCAAGGGTATAACTTTCAGCCCCTTTGCCTATGATAATTCCGGCATCCTTATCAGCCATTTGGATCACATCCTGTGCGGAATTATAATTTACGGCAAACCAATCATTAACGACATTAAAGAATTCCGTTTTGCTTTTATTGGGCGATTCAATAACTTTTGAAAAAGATAACGGTTCTTGCGCATTTGCCGTTGCAAAAAGAATAAAAAAAGGTAAATAGAATAATAGTTTTTTCATCTTGATTGATTTTTAGTTTATCCGGGAAAGATACAAGGATTTTGATAAATAAAAAAGCCTCACATTTCTGCGAGGCTTTTGGTTTATCAAACAACTTTTACAAATTGATAGAAGCCAATTCGTTTCCAAGCGAATGGAAAGCTTCTCTTATTTTTTGAACTTGTGCCGGGCGTGGTTTAGCACGGCCCGTGGCATAGTTGCCCAATTGCCGCTCGTTAATGCCGGTAAACCGCGAAAGCGCCGAACGGGTAATTACATGGTTGTAGTAATACATCAGGCATTCGACGCTCCACTTAAATTCAAGTTCGTATTCGCCCCGAAATACTTCTGGAATTGGCTGGTCATGCCGCTCAAGGCCTTCAATATGAAATACAATTCCTTCGGGCACTTCTTTTTTAAGTTCTTCAAATGTTTCGGCGGTACAAACAAAGCCATCCAGCCCGTCAACGTATGCCGCGTAGTTGTTCTCAGTACGTCCAAAAATTACAGTTACTTTTTCCATCGCTATCTGATTTTTAAATTTTAAACAGTCGGGGTTAAAATGTTAACCCCGACTGTTTTTCAATACTCTTTAGTAAATCGCCACTGATTGAATCAGAAGGCTTTCCATTTACGGTAGTCAAACGCTTTTTAGTGTCGTGCCAAAATTGGCGGTGGCTACCTTTTTGCCTGTCGAGATACCATCCATCAGCATGAAGCTTTCGGATGATCTCTGATACTTTCACTACCTTCATAGAACTCGTGTTATTTGTCTCTTCAAAGATAGTAAAAATACCATTATATGCGAATAAATAGTGGTAAAAAAAGAGTTATTTTTTTTAAAATAATCAGATCATATCAACTCCCGTTTTTGAAAACATCATGGAGAAGCCGGTCGCGTTGCAAAGCTCACGTGCATACCACGGCGTAATGCGGTGTGGAAAATCGAGTTGTTTTATCCAGGGATGATTTTTGGAGTCGGAAAGCATGATTTCGCGGACCCGGCGAGTGGTGTTCAGTAGTTCATCCTGCAGCAATAAAGTTTCGGCCATGTCGTATTCTTCTGGCTTCAGTTTACGGGCAATGATAATACCCAACTCAAACTGGTCATTTTTGCGCTCCATGCCATCTTTGGAGCTGCTGAGCTGGCCATAGTCGAGCAGCATAAACATGCCCTTTGTATCTTCAATTTCAGCCTTTAATTTGTCCTCATTGCTTGAGAACAGGAAATTGAGTATTTCAGGTACCAGGGAGTTTGTGCCCAGGGCTGTAATTTCAGATTTTAGAGCATCGTAGCCGGTGACGGATGTTTTACCGGAACGAAACATGCTGCTAAGAACTCCTGCCAGTTTTGGGAACTTCGAAAAGTATATGAATGATTCACGAAGCAACTTGGGATTGTTGGCTATACTCATGATTTTGAATTAAATGATCTGATTGATCTTAGATATTGAAATGCCGGTTTGTTCGGCAATTTTATCGATTGTTAGTCCCTGCCTGTGCAGTGAGGTTACATTGCTGATAAGGTCATTGTACATGATCTCGAAAAATTTAACCAGGTTATTGTTTTCGATATCACCATACCCGGCTTTAATCAGCGAGTGAGCGACTGATCCAAGCCCAAGAAGGTTATGCTTTGGTTTTTCGGTGGCTGAGCCTGTCGAAGCCGGAGCGTTGAACAGGATTGAATATTTTGTCCGGGTGATCAGGAAAGACTGGATAGCATTGAAGTTTATAAATATGGATTTTTTGGTAGTCAGATCAAGCCAATCCAATTTTTTAGCCAGCTGGGCCGATCGTTGGGCATCGTACGGCAACGAGATCTCGTTGCCATACAGGATGGCAACCAATAGGTTTAGTAGGTTTTCTTTTCCGGTTTCCTGAATTTCATTGGCCACTGTTTGTGCATCGATGAATTGCGAGGTAGTGAGCGAAGTAATCAGGATATTATCAGACACTTCGAAAGTATAGCCTTTGAGCGTGTGGCGGCGGCGACCAATTACCGGGACCAAGTTGGCAGCAAATACGATGTCGGGCATGATCGTTTTATCAGCTTTTTCGGCCCAGCGAATTTCAGGTGTTTGCTCCAGCTCGAATGGAAGATACCTGGAGAGCTGATCACGAACTTCTTTTTTAAGCTTCAGGAGCGATTTTTCGTTCTTGTATTTCACCTGGAGAGGAAAAGTAAGCTGCTGGGCGATGCGCCATATATTTTCGCACTGCTGATCCGCTTTCTCAGAATCAGGATGTAACCTGAGACTTTCGCCAGATATAAGAGCGAACAGTTTTAAGCGAAAATGGCGCAAACTAAGCTCACCTGCCATAAATAGCACAATCAGGTCTAACAAAGCGATGTATTGCTTTGTGGTTAATTCTTCCCAGCTATTTTTAAGCTGGTAGCTATGTCCGTTGTTGAATGGGATCTCGATCATGGCATGTAAAATTTATCGGTTTCGGTCAAGGTACTTTCAGGCAAGATATAGGTTCCGGCATTGCGGGGAGCATTATTGGCCTCCTCGATCTTCAGGAAATACATAGCTGCTTTATTACGGAAAAATGCTGCACTTGAATTTTTAAGGTCAGTTTCATTAGCCTTAGCCGTTCTGGAGTCGGTATCTTTTTGGATATCGGCACGGATACCGGCAGGGAGTTCGGTATAATCGAGCTGTTGGCAAGCCCTTGCAAGAGTTTCATAAGTAATTGCCTTTCCAATCAAAAATTTTATGTTTGAATCAGTAATTTCAGGAAAAGCCTTTACCCGGGACTTAATCTCTTCGTTTTGAATTTCTTCGATGATAAAAACCACATTATTGAAGAAATAAGCAGAATTTACAGCTCCATAATACCTGTTTAACTCCTTTGCATTTTTTATGAATAGCGTTTGACGCAGCTTGTATTGATCAGTTTCGGCATAGGCAGTGAAATCGGCAATGTTTGACTCGAGATGATTGATCAGGAAGTTTAGCTCTGTCCATGCATTCTCCAGGTAAGTTTCAATCTGTTTTTGTTCTTGGTATCGATAAAGCTTGTTTTCGGTGTTGTTGCGCTGACCGGCTTCGAAGTTGAAGTAAGGAATTGCGGTAAGATTCGCCAATGCTCCACGCAGGAATCCGACAGCAATGCCTATTGTTGTCGTTTCAACGAATCCTTCAACAGCATAAGCTGCTTTTAACAGATCGTAAGTTTCCTTACCAACCAGATTAATGAGTTTTTGATACTGAGGCCGGTAATGAGCCTCCATATTTTCAATTTTACCGTCGGTTGGCATTTGCGGAGCGAACTCGCGCAGTTCGGAAGTGTATTTGAAGAAATCGGTTATCATTTTTTCAGAATATTTAAGATTTCGGCCATTGTTGCATCGGTTTTATCCAGGCGCTTGTTTACCTGCTCGGTAGATCTGTTTTGCTGGTTCTGCAGGCGATCGTTAGGAGCTACATCTTGCTGTTGTGATGGTACATCGGTATAAAGACCAAGACGGTATCCTTGCTTGTATAAAGCCGGAAAATTAACACTTACAGCTTCGTTTAAGGCTGAACACGTCATTCGTTCTGCAGTTGGAAGATTTGCATATAAATAAATGATGTAATTGTAGTAAGCATCAGATCCGGACTTACTGATCACACCATCTTTTGAAATGTTTGAAATGCTGGAGTCTAATCCGATAGAGCTGGTGATGACTTCATCTGCACGTTTATCGTAATCGTTCAAAGCTGTTATGAATTACCGGTACTTCATATCAAGAGGGATAATTTCCCAACCAACAGAATCGCCTTTGTCAGTCTGATACTTAAATGTTGTGAATGTTTTTCCTTGATTCTTGATTCCAGACAGGAATTCAGTGAGTTTGCGCATTTCGGCTTTGATATAGGCATCAACTAAACCTTCGTGAAATTCAATTCCAACTTCTATATTATTAGGTTTAAGTAATGCTTCATTTCTGGTTGCAAGATCAGCGTTCCGATCGCAATAGCTTTGGATCTTGTCAGTAATGTATGAAACCCATTCGTTAGGAATAACGACATGAACTTTTGCAGAAAGCGAATTTTCGAGGTATGAGTTAATGTATTTTGGATTGCGATTTGTCGCCACTAACCATTCCTTAATTCCTTGATAAAACTTATTTGTTCCATAAATTTCACCGGGACTATGATGCTTGTGATAGGAGACAGCGACATCATATTGAAGCGCTTTATTTTGAAAGAATCGCTCGTAAGTGCTGGTTTCAAAACTAAAACCACAACCCCAATTTGCAACAACTACTTTGTTGAAGTCTTTTTCTTCGTAATTGCCTGAAAACAGATTGATATTACTTGATGATGCTAACCGACATCTGTTATTCTCAACATGCTCCAATCCAGCCACGGGCATACGACCAATTGCCCTACCTGCAAAAAATCGCCATTTTGTCCAGTAATCTTCAAAATAATAGCTGTCTTTAATTACTTTATCGATGTATTGTTCAGGGCTATCGGCCAACCCATTACGTTGCCAGTCACCAAGCCAATTCTCAATCGTTTGATTGTTTTGCCAGTCCCTAAATAGCTTCTTATCTTCAAATGCCTGTCGGTAAACAAATAATCCCTTTCCATACAATAGTTTGTATTGCTTATCGATTAGTCCAGGAAGGAACCGATTAGTACCAAACATGATCTTGATCTCATCAGGAAGCATATTGTTTGCGCCCTTGGCAAGCACTCTATTCCCATCAACATTAAGTAACAACTGCGATGGAAGTCCAGAGGACTGATTCGTATCAAACGAATCGTACTGCTTATCGATAGCGACTGGGCTACCTTCACCCAGTTGAAACGACATCAGTGTGCCATTGTCGTTGTAGGAGCCTAAGCTTCCATTTCTTTTATAGTCTTCCATATCAAGTCCAGTTTACTTTTCGAAGTGTATAATCATCTGAAGAGAAAGCAATGAAGCGAATAAGAATGCGGTGTGGAAAATCGAGTTGTTTTATCCAGGGATGATTTTTGGAGTCGGAAAGCATGATTTCGCGGACCCGGCGAGTGGTGTTCAGTAGTTCATCCTGCAGCAATAAAGTTTCGGCC